AATCAACATCAAGAAGTGAGTTTTTTTCGCTATCAATATTTGAAGAAAGCACCAAAAAAGAGGTGAGAAAATGGAGCAAAAAAGAGGTCATGCAGGAGGTCGACCGTCAGTTATTTCAAAGGAAAAAGTAGAAACTTTGTATAAATATCTGAAAATCGGATCTTATCCGGAAACTGCAGCAGCTGCTGCCGGAATTTCAAAGACAACTTTCTACAAATGGCTGAAATACGGGCGTAGGGTTATCGAGAATAACGAAAAGCGATACAAAAAAATAGCGGAAAAAGATCGCGTCTTTGTTGAGTTTGTGAACGCCTGTGACGAAGCGATTGCGATTGCGGAGATACGAGACTTGATAGTGATAGACAAGGCGGCGCAGGAAGACTGGCGTGCCGCGGCTTGGCGGCAAGAGCGGCGAAACCCGAAGCGGTGGGGGCTTCGGCAGCAGCAAGAGATTGAGGCGACGATAAAAGAGGTACAGCCGTTCAAAAACGAAAAAGATTTTCTCGAAACAATCAGGGAGGTCGTCGATGTAGCAAAGGAATTTTCAGAAAACGGAGACGTTTGTGAACATGCAGGAGAAGATGGATGACCGGCTAAGTCTTTCGGAAAACGAACAGGTTATAGAAAGCAATCTGCGGCATATTTATCACAACGAGTGGATAAGGAGCCGCCCCGGGAAAAAGCAGCTTCTCTTTTTGATGTTGCCTCAAACCGAGCTTTTGTACGGCGGTGCGGCTGGCGGTGGAAAGTCAGAAGCATTGCTTACCGCAGCGCTAATGTATGTTAACGAGCCGGATTATTCCGCGTTGTTGCTTAGAAAAACCTACGCGGAATTATCACTGCCCGGGGCACTTATGGAGCGGGCATTTTCGTGGCTATTTGGCACGGCGGCAAGGTGGCGGGACGATCGAAAAACTTGGGTGTTTCCGTCTGGGGCGACTTTGTCTTTTGGCTATTTGGATTCCGAGAACAGTAAGTACCGTTATCAGTCGTCAGAATTTCAATTCATTGGGTTTGATGAGTTGACGGCGTTTCGAGAGAGCGATTATCTTTATCTTTTTTCAAGATTGCGAAAGAAGGCAGATTCGAATATTCCGCTTCGCATGAGGGCGGCGAGTAACCCGGGAGGCATAGGGCACGATTGGGTAAGAGAAAGGTTCTTGAGGGGAAAAAAGCTTTTTATTCCCGCGACGTTGGAGGATAACCCGCATATTAACAGGGAAAAATACGAAGAATCGCTTAACAAACTTGATCTTGTTACAAGGCGGCAGTTGAGATTTGGGGATTGGGAAATAAAAGCAACCGGAAACAAGTTTCGTCGTGATTGGTTTAATGTTGTTAGAGATTATCCCGCCGATTTCAAGAGTGGCGTTCGTTTCTGGGATTTTGCAGCGACAGAACCAAAGAAAGGTGGTGACCCCGATTATACGGTTGGAACACTAATAGTCGAGAAGGACGGGCTATATTGGGTGGTAGATGTTCAACGAACGCAAGGAACCCCACAGAAGATAGAACAACTTGTTAGGGCAACAGCAGCATCGGATCACGCCAACTACGGGAATAGAGTCATAACGGCAATTGAAGAAGAACAAGGATCGTCCGGGAAGATCGTCGCAGACAATTATACTCGCAATGTGTTACGGGGGTATACCGTCAAGTTTGTGCGTCCAACCGGTTCTAAGGAGGTGCGTGCTAATCCGGTAAGCGCAGCCTTCGAACGCGGTACGATAATGGTTGTAAGTGGCGGCTGGAACAACGCGTATATTGATGAATTAACCGCATTCCCGACAACCGGTGTACACGATGATCAGGTCGATTCGACAAGTGGGGCGTATAATATGCTAAGCAGAACCTTCGCACTTCGGCAAGGGAGAATAGAAGTATAACTCATAAAGGGCAGGTGACCGGATGAAAAGCTTTCAGGAATTGATAAATGTTTTTTTCGGAACGTATACCGAAGCTTATTGCAAGGCAAATGATCTCTTTGTGGCATATAAGAAAGACGGGGCTACAATAAAAGCTAAAACAAGGATGATTGAGAACTTTCAACAAGAACTCGTTAAAATTGACGCCGGGTATATCATAGGCGGTTGGCAAGAATATATTGTGGACGACGAAACCGGGAACGCCAAACGGCTGTTGCTTGACATTCTCAAAGATAACAACTGGGAGGCGGAACAACTCAAAATTATTTTGCAGGGGCTTATACTTGGGACAACGGCGTTTCGTGTTGGCAAAGATATGAGTGGGGAGGTGCGAATAAGCCACATTCCAATCGCTTCGGCACTTATAAGTCGCTTTGGTGATGGCTGGATTGTAGAAACCAACGTGGAAGATAATGGGCACATGGCTATGCTCCGTGAGATTTCGACTTCGCAATTCTATCGTCGGGAGAGAAACGGCGTGCCTGAATTTCAAGCTGATATTTCAAGCTACGGGATACCATTCATTTCCGTTATTTCAAACAGACCGACGATTGACCCAAACTTTTCGAGCTGGCAGGGTGAACCCGAATGGCGAACGATCCAACCACAGCTTGATGAGATCAATTCGTCTTACAGCAGGCTTTCAATGATCGAAGATCGTTATGCTAACCCGCTATTGATTGTTAAAGGGATAAACGACGCAAGTGATTCGGAGATAAAAAAGGATTCGAACGTGCTTTATCTGCCAGAAGGCAGCGATATTTCCTTTTTGGAATATCAAGGGAATATTTTGACACCCTGTCTGGAAAAAATTCGCGAATTAAAACAATCAGTGAAAAATAAGTGCCCGGAATTGATTTTGCAAGATCTTACGGCGGTTAACTCCGGCTACGCCCTGAAAATTCGGTTGCAATCATTGAAACGGAAAATAAGTACCTTACGAACAACCTATTTTTCGGTCTTTGAAAACTATTTCAACGTGCTGTTGAAAATGGCTACAGGAAATGATTACGCGATATCGATAAAAGCAGAGGATGTTATTCCGGAAGATACGGAATCGCTATTAAAAGAATATATCGCGTTAAGAGGGCTTGGGATACTGTCTGATAGAACGATTGCGGAATCCCTGGGGTACGATTACGATGAAGAGCAAGAGGAAATAGCTAAAGAGGTGCTTAATCCAAACAAAACGCAAGAAGAGGAAAAAACGGAAGAAGCAGGGGTAGAAGAGTAACGGCGGGGGTGGTGAAAGATGATGGTTTCGTACGATCCGAAGATAGAAAAGGAACTGTATCACAAGCTGATCTCTGCCGAAAAAAAGTATATTTCCAAACTTGAATATTTGTTATCGACCGGGCAAACTATGACGCCTAAGACGCTTAAACACAAAATCGCAAAGGCAGAAAAGATGTTAAAAAACGTCACCGCGGACTTCAAAAAAGAGTATGTGGGAAATATGGAAGCGTTTTTCGAGAGAACGATAGAAAACGTATTCAAAAACGAACTAAAAATAGTGGCGGTGAATTGGAACTCAATTTCGAGGAAAGAGTTTGAAAGGCTAAAAGTCGGCGGGTTGGCGTTTATGCACAATTACGAGGAAAACATAATCAAAAAGGTTCAGACCGAACTGTATCTGTCCTTTCTTAATGGAGAAAGTTACACTGATGCGTTCAAGCGAATAAAACCGTTCGGGAATGATCGTTCTCGTCCGAAGGTTATGGTTCGGGATCAAATGGAGAGAGTCTATCAAGCGTCGATCGTCGAGGCATATGGGGCAACTGGGCACCCGCAAGATTTTTTGTATTATTGGACGGGTCCTGACGACGAACGAACGACTGATATTTGCACGGATAGAAAAAGCAGGAATCCTTACACGTGGGAGCAGGTTTGCAGTATGGATTCTCACCCGCATATCCAATGTCGGCATCGGTGGGTTGCGGAAATGACAAAGACGTCGGAAAAGAGTATCTGAGAAAAGGAACGGTTTGGAATTTTCGGGCAGTCAAAAACTGCGATGATATAGTCCGCAAAAAAAGAGCTAAAAGAAAAAAAAGAAAGAAAAGAACCAAAAGAAAGAAAAAAAAGAAAGAAAAGAAAGAAAATAAACAAAGGGAAGAAAGGAAAGAAAGAAAGGAGTGTAAATGCTTGTGCATAGCAAATGCATAGCAAATGCATAGAGGTGCATAGAAGAGGCATAGGCGGAAGAAGCAGCAGCACCTGAAAATAATTGTCGTTGAAAGAAAACGTGATATAATAAAACACTCACAAGGAGGAAAAAATGGCAGACAAAGAATTTGAATCAAAACCGCAGGAAAACACAAAAACTACCGGAATATCCGACAATCCACAACGAACCGTGTCCGAGGTTGAAAAAAACATTGACATAAACAGTATCGGGGTGGGGTTGGAAGGAACGGGCGGCGATCAAACAAAGGCGGGGTTGAAGATGTATACCGAGGAACAGATGAGAGACCTTTTGCAGAGAGAAGCAGATAAGAGGATAACTGAAGCTCAAAAGACTTGGCAAAAAAAGATCGATGCATTAAAGACCGAGATTGAGATGTCAAAACTTTCAGAAGAGGAAAAAGCGAAAGAAATTTCGAAGCAGAAAGAAAAAGAGCTTCAAGAAAAAGAGCAAGAGATAATGCGGCGGGAGGCGGATTTCAACACCATGAAGTTGTTGGCGGATGAAAAGCTGCCAACTGAATTGTTGGGCGTCTTTGAAAGCGTGCCAGATATGGATAAGCGAATAAAAGCGATTAGGCTATATCGCGAGATATATAATAAAGCTGTTGCGGATTATAAAAACGAACGTGAAAAAGGGTCGTTTCACCTGTTGAGCGGCGCAAAACAATTCTCAAAAGAAGAGATCGCGAAGATGACGCCACAGCAGATAAACGAAATATTTGACAAAGACCCCTCTTTGCTTTTAGGGGCAAAAGAACGCTAAAGATGAAAGGAGAGCGAAATAGATGGCATTAGATGGATTCATCCCTGAAATATGGAGTGCAAGGCTATTGTCGCATCTGGATAAAGATCTTGTATTCAAGCAACTGGTAAATACGGATTACGAAGGCGAAATTTCCAACTATGGCGACACAGTACGGATCAATCAGGTTGGTGATGTTACCATTAAGGATTATACACGGAACGCTAACATGGAAGATCCTGATGAACTCGGTGG